CTTTTTTCCCAATTGTTAACAGCGGATAGAGTCATCTCCTGTACTCCAGACCAAAGTATATCTCGGTTATTATTTACCATCCCGTTCAAGTCACTTACCTGTTTAGCAAGTGTGCCGTCCACATTTGGATTAGCCTGTCTAGCGTCTAAAGCAAAGCCTGCTTCTGTCGTTGTCTGGTTGTTGGCTATGCTTTCAGGTTGTAGTGCACTTCCGATTTTATCCTTTAATGCGTCCGCCAACTTAATTACATTGTTGACCTGATCCATTGTGAGTGTTGTTCCATCAATGCTGACCTTAAGGGTTCCATCTTCCGCAATCGAAAGTCCGTCTGCCGGTTTCACAATCCCGGCATCCTCTTTCGTTGCGATTGCACCGACACCACCCACAATCGACTTCGACCAATATTCCGTATTGCTAGTTGCCGTTCCTGCCGGAACTTCTTTTTTCGCAAAATACAATGTATTGTTATATGTCACTGCATCCAATCTCTTATATGCAGCATTTGCACTCCAATCACCTTTTGGCACAATTGCCACTCTTCCTGCTATAGCCATTTAAGCCACCTCCCAGTTTAAATTTCCGTCATTGTCAACGACAAAGTTATAAGCAGAATTGTCCGTGTAAATCAACTCTCCATCCTCATTCACATCAAATTCTGTCATTGTGAGTTTCTTGTTAATCTCGTTTTCGATTCCCTGTGCCCTGTCCGCGCTGTCCTTGGCATCTGTGGCGGATTTTGCAGCATTGGTTTCGGATTCTTTTGCATTAGTTGCAGAATTTACAGCCTTTGCAGATTCAACCTTAATGTCTGCAAGGTAATCCGGGCGCAAGTGTTTTTCTTGGATACTTCCCTCTTTCACGATTGCGGACACCTTACCGTCACTTCCGATTGCAAATGCGATTGTATCAGAATCCAAGAACTCATACTGCGTGATTAGCGCGGATAAATCCACGTTCTGTAATGTTCCATTGTCAAGCGTGATTACTAATTGTTGTGCTTGCGGATTGTACGTGAAGTTGACCGCCAACTTCTCCAACTTGGTATCAATGACCGCCTTGGAACCATTCATCTTAACGACCGTCAGCGTTCCGTTGGATTCATCCCAAAGGATTTCCTTTACAAGTTCGTTAGCCTTGGTCAAGTCAACTTTTGTGGTATCAAGTGCACACACACGATCGTCGATTGCATCAATGCCGCCCTCTATATTGTTCAGCCTATTTCGATTAATTGCGGTCTTTTCGCTTGGAAGGTTCTCCCAATATTCGCGGCTATAGATTTTCTGATATGCCATCTAATCACTTCCTTTCTAATGCGGATAGTCTGCGTTCAAAATCGTTACACCTGTTCTGCAGTTTCTGTATCATGGCAGTGTTAAGCGCAATAAACTCTTGATAGCACAATGTATACATATCATTTGCGCCACCATTCTGCTCTAAGAATTTTTCCCATTCCTCATTAGATTCAAAATCTTTTTCGGAGAATACCGCATGTTCAAGTCCGTAAAACTCATTTTCATATATGTCACAATCCATCATTGCCTGTTCTACATCCTGTGCAACAAATCCCATGTGCATTTTCTCATCATTTTCTATGAGCCGATATTCCATCGGTTGCAGCAACTCAAAAAATCTCTCAAACCGATCATCCTCTAACAGTTTTCGAAAATCCTTTTTCTTTCTGCCATCAGACGTTGTTTTCCAACCACCGGAAGAATACCCTCCGGCAAATGGATTGGGGTTAGTTCCACAGTACACAGAACTAGAACTTGGGATTAAATTTCCGTTGTCTGAAATTCGTACATAATCGGATAGTCCAATACCTTGCAAATAATGCGCGGTTGATGCCATTATACACTGCCTTGCACTTTCTGCAGTTGTTGCAGAGTCTGCGGTTGTCGCATGATCTGCCGTACTTGCATGATCCCCTATGGCTACTCCATCTTGATCTGTTACAGAGTTTAGGTCAATGCGTATGTTTTGCAGCATTGGCCTTCCTCTTGCATCGAGTCCAATAATTACAATGTCATCACCAAGCGAGGTTGCAATAAAATTCAACGAATCAATAATTGACACTCGGCCATCGCCATCAAGCTGGAAGTTATTGCTGTTGACTATGAGTCTGTTTCCGCTAAGCGTAATCTGGTCGGCACTTGCATTAATCATCGAAACGACTTGGTCGTTCTCATCTCTGCCTAACTTCAATTCCAATGATGCGTCTAATTGCCCTTCCGCTTTTTGTGCGCGGTTGACTTCTGCGGAAATGCTTTTTGCGGTCTGCTCAAACTTGGTATTTGTCTGTTCCTCTAAATCCTCATACGTGGATTGAAGATGGTCTGCGTTCCTTTCTAACTTTCCGGTACGTCTTTCCACGCTTTCAATCGTATCTCTAATAGAATTAACCTTTGCAGAGTGCGTCTGCGTGCCCTGTGCCGAGATTGAATCTCTCTTGCTTTGTACTCCGGTTAAAGTGCGTTGCAACAGATACGTTTCAACAATCTCTCTCGTGGTATTGAATCGGATTGGTTCCCCAAGTGTCAGACATGGATTTCCGACACAGGTGCAACTTTTAATCGGTGTATATGCTGCTTTTGCCATAATCGGCAATAGGTTATTTGCAATCTGTTCCAGCTCTGCTCCGGTCTTGTCTGATACAAGAAAGTTTCCTGTAATCGAATAGTTGTTTCCGGCGGTTCCAACAATAGCACCGGCATTATCTTCGCTTGTCTTGATTTCAAGCTGCGTGATTGCCTTGCTTTGGAAATCCTCATAATCAAACGTGATATAGTGTCCGGTCATGGATTCTGTGTTTGCATCAGACGGAAATAAATTGTCAGACGGAAATAAATCTTCTGCCGGATAAAGTGCGCTTGTGATTGCTTTCAGAAAGACATACTCAAACTTTCCCTCTCGGTTGATATTTCCAAAGCATCCGTTAATCTCACAGATTGCCGTTACAACCGTTTTTCCACTGATAGCGGACTCTTCTGTAACCGCGCTTGAATCGTCCGTCTGTGTGGCTACAATCGTCTTATTGACCGTCATGGAATCATTGACAAGGCTTGTTTCAACTTGCGCAATTCCAAGATGCGCAAAAAAGCTATCGCGGAACTGCCTAAGCGTCATTGGAAAGCTAAGTCCTGCATACCAAGATTTTACATCCGTATTGATAATGTCGTACATCGCGTCATATGCCGTAATCTGCCGTTTTGTACGGTCAGCCGTAGGAACATCGGATGCCACCTTAAAAACTCCGTATGGCATCGGATTTTCGCTATCTCCGTCAATCGTTTCTTCAATAGAGATTGTCTTTCCAATGATGTTTCCTGCTGTGTTTCTTGCTGTGAATTTTACGCAATTCGCTTCGCACGCTCCAAATTTTAGTTCAGATTCCGAACAAAGACTTTCTTCAAGCGCAAACGTACCGATTTCAAGCATCGAATTGTCTATTTTCTGATTCGCTCCAACAACAGATATGACCATCTGCTTATCTGTAGAGGAATCCCAATACTTTTCTTTCAAACTACTATTTATCATACACACCGCCTATAAATGAAAACTTGATTGCGTCGTACTTAATCTTCCCATGTGCCACAGAATAGAACGTAGGCTGAATATCAGCGATATATCCGTACTGTGTCACATATCCGCGTTTCTCCGGCACGTATGCCGTTATATAGCCACCACGCTCCTTTGCCTTGGTATAGTTCTTTTCAATGTTTTTCCAAAAATCATCAAACTGCTTTTCGGTCAGCATGGCTTTGGTCTCAAACTCAACCTTTAAGGCTTTCAGTTCCACGGCATCACGATGCTCATATCCGTTTTCGTCTGTCCAAGGGTCTTTGTCCTGCATGTTCACATAGGAACTAAACGTGTCCTGCTTTATTAAATTGTTCGGTATGGTATAATTACCAAACTTTACTAAATATCCGCCATATCCCATCGTTTACCTCCTAAAAATGGGTATAAAAATAGCACCTACCGTTTGGTAGATGCTATCCATTTGATTAAATTTTAAGCTACTACTGATTCCCATTCAGATTTCAGCTTTTCTACATCGTTTTCAAAAAGTTTGCAAGCGATTTCGTACAACTGCGGAATCATTCCCATTTCCCTGTCGATATTAAGCATAAGTTGTGATTTTTTCATTCGTGTCTACCTCCATACATTTTTATCTGAATAAAAAAGAGGAAACCGTTTGTGAAATCACATTGGTTTCCTCTTTCGTACAGTATGGCGTTCGAGTAAGTAATCCGCATCTTCACGGATAAGGTTGTTTCCTTAGTAATAAGGATAGACTATTTTTGATTTTGTGTCAATCCGATTTTGGAATTAAAATAAGCCGTGTTTCCACGGCTTATACTTTTATTCTTCTGCCACTATTGAAAATTTTACTTTTGAATTTCCATAATAGCTTGTACTGTATTCTGTGTCAAAAACATTCGTGTCCATAGGCACTTCAAAATATATTGAACCTTTCGTTTTTTTACCCGGACTAAGCGTTGTGTCAAATGTGCTGTCTATGTAATCAACAGCATAATCGTCTGCGTATGCCGAAAAATCATATCCAGAAATGTCTTGATCTTCATCTGATATATTTTCAAACTCGAAATCTAGTTTCATAAACGCATTTCCATCATCAGGACTTTGATACGCAACATCGTCCAATGTTAATTTCGCAGATGAAAATGTTATTATCAAGTCATTAGTCTCAACCGAATCGCCTAATGTGAAGTAGTCATCGTATGAATCGGTCGATTCTTCCGTTTCATCGTCCAATACTTCCGCATCTCGACTGTTTTCAACTTTTTTAGGTTGGTCTGAATCACTTTCGTCAAATACAAGTGCCGCAAAAATAAAAATAATTATCGCAACTATTGAACAAGCCAGACCCGCAATTGCAGTTCCATGTCCTTTCCATTTTTGCGTAAGTGCAATTATTGCGCATACGAGACCGATTATTGCAGGAACTACACCTATCGCAACACACGCTAACAAAATGCCTGCTATTCCGCACACTAAAGATGCAATTCCCCATCCACTTTGTTTCATGATCAAATTCCTCCCAAAAATCCTTTAACTCATTTCAGTAATCCAAAAGAATCTGTCACGTAGTAGTCGGAATCTTCCGAGTCCTCATTCCAGACAACTAGGGATAGTTGTATGTTGTCAATATTCTTTATTGGCAAGCTCACAATGTTATCATCCATTGTCCACCACGTTACATAGGCTTTTTTATGTGGAGATAGATCTTGATATAACGCTCCTTCTGCCATAACATCATTTACTGATGATGTGTCAGAATTAACCGTAATATTATTGTCTGTAATATTTTCGATTGTCAAGCAAGCTATAAGTTCGTCCGGATATGTTCCCTTCTTTAGCCCTGTAAAGTAAACCCTAATGCTCGAATCTTCGTATGCAAGTCTGTTGATTTTCTCTTTCACGGTTACTTTGCAAGACATCACTTTCTTTCCGACTTTAGCTTTGATCGTTGCCGTTCCGGATGATACCGCCGTAACAATTCCGCTTTTACCTACCTTTGCAATGTTTGGTTCGGTTGAACTCCATTTAACTCTTGCTTTTGTTCCGGTAACTTTCAATTTCTGTGTTTTCCCAACATCAAGCGAAATGGCTTTCTTGTTTAATTTGATAGTTGCCGCCTGCGCAACAATCTGTCCATCATCTGCATTTTGGATTGGCATAGCCGAAATCAAAACGGCAAATGCCAACCCAATCGCTACTAATAATCTTTTTGTACTTCTCATAATGACTCCTTTCTTGTGATATGATTTATTTAGAATTATATCACGTTCGATTATAGAAGTCACTAAAAAACATATACATTGTCTCCGGTTCGATTGTAATATTCTCTACCATAATCCCTTGCGGCTTTTCCTATGTCGTTTGTAGTAATTCCGAAATTTTTCTGTAAAATAGCTTGTAATAACTGATTTTGCTGTCGTAATAAGGAAACCTCTTGCGCAGATGTTGAATTGATGGCATCTTTGATTCCGGTAATTTCTTGACTTCCTGCGACCGCTGGCTTACCTCCGACTGTTCCCATAATTTCCGGAAGTCCATTTTCTCCGACTGTTGCTATGCTATATTTATCCATAAAACCGCCCGTTGCATAAGCCTTTACTTTAGGTAGGCTCACTTTCGGCACAAGATCGACTCCGCTCCACTTTACCTTTGCTACTTTAGCCGCCGCAGAAACAACACTGTTGAACCCTCTCAAAACGGTATTCACTCCACCGATCAATGAATTTATTGCTGTTTCAATTCTTGAAATTACGGTGTTCATTGCCCCGGCAACACCACTTTTCACGCTATTCCATAATTTGCTGAATATTTCAGCTACACTTTCTTTCATCTTCGAGAAAGCATTTTTTATCGGGGTGGTTACATGTTCTTTAAACCAACTAGAAACACTATTCCACACACCGGTTACCGCTGTCTTTGCCGCGCTAAAAGCTTTCTGAATAGATTCTTTTGCTGAGCTAAAAGCATTCTTGATAGGTGTTGTAACATGCTCCTTAAACCAACCGGAAACCACCGCCCATACAGATTTCACAGTTGTCCATAGAACCTTGAATGCGGTTGATACTGCCGATTTCAATAATTCAAAATTCTTCTTTATTGGCTCTATTACCTTTGATTTAAACCAATCAGAAACAACAATCCATACAGCCTTGACAATGATCCACAATCCTTGAAAGATTTGACCAACTCTTTTCGAAAATCCTTGGAAAAATGAAACAATAGGAGTTATAACATTAGTATTGAACCATCCAGAAACTGTTTTCCATACACCGGATATATCTTTCCATAAAGAAGAGAAAAAACCGGAAACGGATTTCCATAATCCCTCAAAAAATCCGCTTATTGGCTTAATCACATTAGTATTAAACCAATCTCCTGCCTTTGAGAAAATTCCTTTTATTTCTTTCCAATGATCCTTGACTACTACAGCCGCCGTTGCAACACCGGCTACTATTCCTGCGGTAATCGCTGCAGGTGCTGCCGCTACCCCTAAAATAACCGCTCCGACTGCCGTAATCGTAACTCCGACAAGCATAAGTGCTTCATTAAGCCAACTGAATCCGTTCTTTAACATGGTCACAAAGTTTGATATTGCAGTAAATGCGCCAATCGCAACGGAGCCTATTCCGGTTATTGCTTTTGCAACAGGGCTTATAAATGCAAGCGCACTTTCTGCCGCTTTACTTCCAAACAAAGCCTTAAATCCTGCCGAAATTGTTGTTCCAACCGTAGCAAACGCCCCACCTATTTTTTTTGACAAAGCGGTAGACAATACCGCTGAAATTCCCTCATTTGCCGCAATTTCAACGCCAAGCCTTGATGCAAGTGAACCGGATATTGCTTTCGAAATGGAAGTTCCGATTATATCAAGTGCTGTTTTTGCAAGATGCAATCCAAGAATTTTCTTAATAGTCAACGCACCGATGATAATTGCAACTGTTTTTACGTCTAAGTTGCTTAAAAACTCCTTGACGCCTTTCCAAACATCTTTCCAGGAAATTTTACTTAATGCTGTCGTAACTGTATCAAACGCGCCCTGCGCCCACGAATTAAGCGTTTTAGCCAATAATGCAAAGTCAAAGTTTTGGAAAAACTTGTTTATTCCGTCTGCGATTGAATTTCCAAATTGCTTCCAATTAAATGTCGTTCCAAACGAATCCAATCCATGAAGCACCGTGTTTAATGAATTTGCGATCAGTTTTCCGGTTTCTCCGAAAAGCGTTGTTCCTTTTTGCCCTTTAAATAGTCCGTTAAGGAATTTGGCTAATCCCCTTCCAAAACCTTCAGCTTTTGCATACACTTTTTCCCATTTAATTTTTTTCATTGCGTTAATTAACGCACCGGAAATAGACTCTCCCAGCTGTTCAAGGTCTTTGATTTTGCTTTTGAATTTCTTAAAGATGGTGTCCGTCTGAACTAATCCACCATCAGCACCGGTGCCGCCACCAGCACCTGAACCAGATCCAGAACCAGAACCTTTATTCCCGGAACCGGAAGTATTATCTTTACTTTGTTTTGAAATAACCTTTAATTCATCAAATGCACGAGTTGCCTGTTGGATTTCCTTTTTTGCTTTCTTGGCATTTTTTGCGATACCACCCGTGTTTTTCCCTGCGTTTCCTGCGGCATTGCTTAAATCGTCCATGCCAGCAGACGCGCTTCCAATATCATCAGCAAGACCGCTGATTCCTGCCCCTTTGCTTGCTTCATACTTCCATCCGAAGATAGAACCTAAAGCATTTGTTACCATCTCTGCGAAGGAAATAACCTTTTGCAGAACTGAATTAAGTACCTTGATAAATGGCTTAAATGCATTGATTAAACCACCACCAACAACCGCTCCAAGTGCTTTGAAGTTCTCTCTAAGCATGGTTATCTGGTTATGCCAACTATCTTGCGTCCTCTTGAAGTCCTCGGTGATATTGGTTGTATGCGCAAGCACATACTGATAACGTAACATGGCTTTTTCAGCCTGCGTCATTGAGGAAATGTTCGCATCAAGTCCTTGCTTTAACGCCCATTCCTTTAATGTTGCCTGTGTCAAGTCGATACCATAACGCCGCATAGGTGCCGTAGTACCGGAAAATACAGATTGCAGACTCTTGGCAATATCTTCTTGACTCACATCATAGAATGAAGCCATATCTCCGGCTAATTCTGTCAACCGGATAGACATTTTTGCCATCTGCCCTTGCGGAATATCAAGGGCAGTTCCCATTGCCTGGAAACGGCTTGCGAACTGTTTCGCAGACAATTCGGACATACCAAATTTTTCAATTGATGTTTTTGCGAAATTGTTAATTAGGCTTTCATACTGCCCGAATGTCTGCCTTACAACGTTCTCAACCTCTGTCAGTGAGGATGATATGTCAATAGCGTCTCCAAGTAGCCTAAATCCGCGAAATAAAGCCCAATACGTTGCATACACTTTTCCGATTGCAGACGCAAGGGAAAACGACTTCTTAGTAACCGCAGAAGCACCGGAACTAAATCCGCTAAATGAGCTTGTGATGCTTTTTGCCGCTGTTCCTGCCGCTCCACCGGTACGTGATAATTTTGCCAATGCATTTGTCATGTCAATAATATTCCGGCTTACACTAGGGGCTTTCGACAGTTCAGACATAAGCTGTCGCATAGCAACTGCAAGTTTCGGAATATTTTCAATCGCCTTGGTGGAACTCTGGTAGCCAAGCTGTTTGATTGCAGATGCAAGGTCGGTCATACCCTTAACAGATGCTGACATTCCAGAAATCCCTTTTAATGCATTGGAAATCTGACGCATAGAACCGGCCGCGGCATTAATCTGTTTGCTGTTGATAGAGCCTAATTTGCTTACATTTCTTGCAACTGAAGAAAAAGTCCGTGTATCAATTCCACGCATTGCCGTCATTGCCCCTGCAAGTCGGTTTACCCCTGTGGAAAGACTATTCAGATTTCCGGTACTAAGTCCAGAAAGCGCGGAAGATAATCGCCCAAGTCTTGTCACAAGCGCGTCTATCTGACCGCTTGCCTGTTGTGCCTGTGCTTGGATTTTTATTTCAAGAGACTCTAATTCCATTTATCCACCAACTTCCTATAACTTTTTTAGGTTAGCGGCTATCTTCCACATTGATAGCCGGTTAAAAAGGCGGTAAGATTTGACCCCTACCGCCCTTGAATTACTTTTTCAGTTTTCCCTTTTTCAGAAGATAAATCATCTTTGAATTTTCCTCTGACGTAAACTTGAAATTGGAAAATCCGTTCTTTTTTGCGATTTCCGCACGATGTTCTTTCGACACATCATCTTCCCCAACCGCTTTTAATGCTTCGACTATTGAACCGGAATTTCCGGTATACTTCGGATAATACTTGGCTTTGCATTTCTTTGCACCTTTTACAACAATAACTGTGTGACCTTTTGTACGCGTCACAAGAATGTCCCCGTTGTAAAGCAGTTCTCCGATTCGGTAAGAACCAGCATCGGTAAACAAGCCGGATTTCAGAACCACCGACCGCTCATTGGATGTATTGAAATCCCCCACATCCTTGCCGGATGCATAGATAACACAAGCACGTACAAGGGACGAACAATCGCATTCCGTCTTGACCTTTGTGTTAATTCCATGCTTAATGATTCCGTAGCGTTCCGATTGGTCATAGCCGATATTTTTATTGTCAGATGCAATCTGCATAGCTTCGGCTAACTTCTCCGCAACCCTATCGTCCTTTGCCCTTAGCACGTACCATCCCTTAGAATGGTTATAAAACTTCTGCGTAGACACTTCCTGTCCGGTCTGGTCTCCGGCTTTTCCGCCAGAATAACAGTTTCCGTGTTCATCGTGCCGCGCACTTCCGATAATTACTGCCATAGCAATACCTCTTTTCTTAAACTATCTTTGGCTTTGGTAAATGTGATTTCCTTGATTCAGCCGCCCATGCTTCTTCTGCCTTAAGCATTTCTCGCATCTCTGCATCGGGATCGTCCGTATTATGCTTTTCGATGGAATCATAGCAAGTTTCTTTCACGTACTTACTATTACCCTTACCGAATGTCGCGTCTATTGCGGTCACAAGTGCTGACGTTGCATATCTGCCGAACCACATATACATTTCCATGTCGCGTTGCTTCCATTCTGCCTTATATGCATCCACATAAGGCTTAAGCAACTCTGGATTCATCATATCTATATCATCAACGGAAAATCCGTAGCCTTTCGTTACCACAAGGTAAAACGGACGGATTTCCGCAACGTAATATTCCCATGTTAATTCTTGGTTTTCGCTTTGGATGGGGTCTTTTCCTTCTCTTTCTCCTGCTCCTGCGCTCTCTCCAACGACTCCATCATCTGCGCTAAAAAACCGTTTGTCATCATTTCCTCCTGCATATCAGCGAATAAATCCATGCAGTTAATCTCGTTTGTGTCAATCGCACCATAGAGAATGTCGGACACCTTCTCAAGCTGCTCATCGTAGCCTTCGTTTGTTTTGTAATCATATCCAAATTCTTCATTGTGATGCATCTGCAATCCTACAAGAAGCGTCTTGGGAAGCGTTTCAAGAAGAATATCTTCCATAGAGGAAATATCTTCCATGTCCTGCGTCTTCATAATATCCTGTAAGATATGTGCTTTTAATGATGGTCTTGTTGCAAACTGAATTGTATATTCTTTTCCACCTAATTTAACTTTCATGTTTTACCTTGCCTTTCTGCCCTATATTGGCAATGGGGCAGTGTTGCCACCGCCCCATTGTTGCTTATCTTATTGCTTCAAGTTCTGCGATCGACCGTTCATCCTCGCCTACCGGTGCGGTCGATTGCTCGTCCGATAGGCTTTTTACCCCACCACTGTTACAGTGAATGTTCCATCGTTGTTATCAACGACAGTCAGCTTATCTGTAACAAGCTCTGATGCCGTGCTTGGAATAACTGTTACCGTCATTTCAAGGATTTCATCGTTTCCACCTACATCGTTAGGTGTGGCTGTTGCAGTTCCTACATATGCGTACTTCGCTACACCGCCGATACCGTCCGTTCCGTACAGATGGATAATATCAAGTTTTTTATCTCCATATCCATCCACCTTTGAAAGATATTCTTTTTCAAGGTTTCCTGTGATTTCTCTTGAATCAGAAGTCTTAATTCCTTTTTCAAAAGTCTGCTGGTCATCTTCCATCGTGGTTGACTCAACTGTGTTTGGTGGTGATGCAGGGCTTGGAACTGACTTAGCCGCAACCAAAAGATTATATGTTCCTGCAAAGTCAGCCTGTTTTTCCGTGTGCTCTTTTACAATGACACGCGTTTTATAACTTGTTGATGCCATATTTTCTACTTCCTTTCTGCTTATAGCTGATCTAAATGCTCAACGTTTCCAATTACGCGAGTTGCGCGGAATGTAACCGTTCGCACTTGCTTGGAAATTGTTGAGACTGTATCTGATACTTCAAACATTTGTTGTTTAAAAAAAGACACCGCATATGCTGCGATGTCCTTAGTTGCTTTTCTTGAACCTTTGTTTGTAATTGTGATCTGAAATGTTGGGCGAATTGCGTTGATTGTCTTTGCTTCATTAGTTCGTCCGGCTTCTTTGCCACCGATTTGTCTGACTAAAAGCGTCGGGAATGTTGCAGTGCCGCCCGATTCTTCATCTTGCACCACATTAATTCCTCTTACCTTGCTTTCCATGTACGATTTCAAAAGGGAACATAAGGTATCTTCAAAATCAAGTGCCCAACTATTTAACTCATTTTCCACCGAATACCTCCCTTGCAATCTTTACATACTGTTGAATAATCTGTTGTTCCGCATTGTACATAGGCATTGTGGCTTTGATACCGTGGGTATAACGCCATGTTTCGGTCTTATCATCCCAATAGTACCAACCATCTTCAAAAGCGTGTATTTGCCCAGGATAAGTGCCGACACCGAATCCAAGTTCCGGTGCTTTGGGGTTTTCTTTGGAGTTATAAAAAATACCGGCTCCAAACTCTACCGCCAACAAAGTATAGAACGGTTCCCTATCTTCTGACGTTACCGTTTTTCCGGTTGCAATCAGAATTGCGTTTGAGGCCATTAACTGCGGTGCTTTATCTACCCTTACCGTTATCGTGTTTCCGATTGGAGATTTCGATATTTGTTTTATTGCCACCGTCTGACCTTCCTGTGCAAGCCTAGAAACAAGTAAATCGCATTTAGCCTGTAAACTATCGCGGTACTGCTCTAATTTCTTTATAGTGTCTTGTATGGACTTAGTGGATAGTGTCATTGAAATAGGTTTCTTTTTCATGCAATCACCTACTTAATATTCTTCCGAAGAAGGAACAAATCCGTGGTCAATCCTTCATCAGCAACACCTTTTACGATGTAATCTGCGGTTTCTGAATCCACAAGTCCATCATCAGTGTGCTTGACTTCCGAACGTTTCCACACCACATCACCGGCTTTCAGTGGCAAATATCCTTTATCCGTGACAAGCTGACAGTATGATGTACTATCATCAATTCCAAATTCTTTCACAAGGGCTTCCGACAGCTTATTGCTGATATTGGCTTGGAATGTCGTAGGTTCTGAAAACCCTTCAACTTCCTCGCCTTTTGGAATCTTGTTGCCTTCGGAATCTAAATAAGGTACAAAGTTTCCATCGGAATCCTTGTACCCTTCATAGACAATATCTCCATTTTCGTCAGTTTGTGGGATGAATACCCTCTGACCGGATTGAGAATACTTCATTTCCTGCTTGTTAATGTCAAGCATTGGTGTTTTCCTCCGGGATTCCGGCAACACTTGTCAGAAGTGATAACACTCCGGCAAGGACTGATGCAGAAAGAACATATTTCCAATCCACCGCGCCCATAAATGCCGCCGTTCCAATTCCGGCAACCGCCGCCTGTGCAACAGTCTTGATTGCTCGGATTCCGGCTTTCTTAGTCCAATCCTTCCAATTCCTCATGGCTCTTATCTCCTTTCCCTATATGAATCTCTTCAATCTCATGTTTCATTTTCGTAACCATTCCATTTCCACCTAGCGCATGGTACGCATCATACATCTCACAGAAGTTTTGATAGGCATATGATGGTATTTCTCCGATTCTGGTGTACTTTGCATGGTATTCAATAAGTTGGACGCGCAAAAGGAGCATTGTTCCTTTACTGTTCGCATCCCTGCTTTTCTTTTGCTGTTTAAGAAGCCAAACTATATATCCAAGCACTATCGGAAGCACTACAAGATAAGTTTGAATCAAAATACTTTTCATTTGAATCTCCTTTTGACGCACTGCCCACCACCGCTTAATGTGCGCCGCCTGCAACCATAATGGTCACGCTCAATCTTCTTTATAAAACTTTAGCAAATGGAAATACCCCGACAAATAGCTTTTCTCTGTCTCTCCAAGCTCTGCTCACACCATTCTCGCTAAAACTTTCCATAAATTCTTCACCAGACTGTGAATGGTCATAGACAGCCAGATTGACAATGACACTTTGGTGTTTCTTTAAGTCTTCAGCTATCATTTCATCTGTGTAGCTGTCTGGATAATTTCTCTTTGCCTTTACATCTTCTGCAGCCTGTTTAATAAGCTGTTCGATTACCGGATTATCTTCTTTGTTATCGAACACTACCACATCAGATGTTGTTTCATCATCATTTGTGACTGTATCAATATGAAATTGTTTAAGTCTGATTTTAACTTGCTCTAATGTGGTGTATTCCATAATTTCAGCTCCTATAACCCTAATTTCTCAATTAACAGTTCTTTAAGTTCTGCTCCTGTAAGCTCCATTGCGTTCTCAATACCTTGTTCTAAGGCAAGTGTCTGCAAGTCCGCTGTTGACATACGCTTAATATCTGTCTTTGTGTAGTCGCTTGTAGGTTGAGCAGGGAACTTGTCCTGCTCTTCCTCATACTTAAGCTCATCTCCATAAACAGCTTCTTGTCTTACATTATCTGCTGTTACTTCTTCGCTCTGCTTTGCGGCGTTGATTTTATGTCGTCTTAATAACATATAAACACCTCTTACTTTCCAAACTTAGCAAGAACAACCTTTGAATCATTGCTTAAGACTGCTGTATAGTGTTCGTCGCCAGAGATAACAGTTGTCTTTGCAAGAATATCTCTGTCTGATTCAATCTCAACGCTTCTCTTCATATAGATTGTAAGTGCATTCTCTTCCTCTGATGCGCCATCTGCACCTGCGTCCTCGTTAGGGTCTTCTGCTGACACGATAACAATAGGGCAAGCGTAGAACTCTGTTGTAACAGCCTTTAACTTGCTACCTACCTTAATTTCTTTTCCCTTTGGCTTAAGCGTATGTGCAAGTGCTGTGTCAAGATGAACATTAGTTGAATCCTCACTTGTTGTATCAGCCACAACATTGATTGTTCCTGTTGAATCATCAAGCTCATACTTAACTAACTTAACTTTCTTTGACTTAACAACCTGCGCTCCCGCGATAGAACCGATAGTTCCATTCATAATTACATTAAGTGGGTACTTGTCATTGCTCTTGAAATCATCGTCATTAAGTAATGTAGCTTCCTGCGCCGGATTAATGAACAATATCTTTGTAAGTGATGAATCTGATTCATCATCAAACTTGCTATTAGCCGCTACAACTGCTGAATAGCTGATAGGTGCTGCTGTTCCATCGTGATCAATAGGTGCTGTGCAAAGTGCGTCATAGCTGTCATTATCAACCTTTGCAGCGATTGACATAGCAATCTGATTGATAGCTGTACCAAGTGGGTCGCCATAACCAGATAATACTGATTCATCTGTAAGCTCTACAGCCTTACCTGCTTTCTTAACCTTTGCTTCTGTTGTAGATGTTGTAAGTACTGTTGTACCCATGGCAACACCTTCTGCTACATCTTCTGCGTCACCAATATAAGCATACTTTGGCACAACGATTGTGCTTCCCGGTCTGCCTACAAGTGTTGTATCAACTCTTGCAATAGGCGAAAACTTAATTTTCTTTGGTAACTTAGCTGATACCATATCAGCCATTACTTGTGGGTCTACTAAATTTTCTAACTTAGTCTGTGGCATAGTTTATTTACCTCCGTTTTCTACTCTGTGAACTTTTTATAAAGTTCTGGATTCTTATTTTTGAACTCCACTCTTTCGTGGTAATTCATCTTGTTGAACTGTTCCTGTGTTATCGTGCTTTCTTCTCCACCGCCTGCATTAATAGCCGGTCTTGATTTAAGCCACTCTGCCTTTGCTTCTTTAACCTGTCTTTGCACTTCATTAGCAATTACAGTTGCTATAAGGCTATGGTCTGCATCTGTAACCGCCTCAATCAAAGAATCAATATCCTTTCCATCACCTATAACTTTCTGATAAGCATTGACAGCTTTCATATGATTAAGTTCTTTGCTCATGTTCTCGAACTTTTCAGCCTGCAATTTTTCAGCTTCCGCTTTTGCTTCCGCTTCCTGTTCTTCTGCTGTCTGCTTCGAGCGAAGTTCTTTCTTATACTTAGCTGCTTCTGAACTTGCTTTATCGGAAGCGTTCTTATACTTCTCTTTTTCAGCTCTTTCACTAGCGAGCTGTGCCATAAGTTCTTCTACGCTAGGTGTATGCTCTTCGTTCTGTGGTTCATTGTTGGTTGTTGGTTCTGTTGTTGTGTTAATTACATCTGCCATAATTTCTTTACCTCTGCTTTCTGCGTTTTTGTTGTTCTCTCAACTTCTTGCGATATTTGTATTGCCCTTTCTCTAGGGCATATAAAAAGCCACAAGGCATTTTCTACCTTGTGGCTCAATATCAATTATTTATCTGTTCTGCTCTTATCTATAACCGGACTATTTTCTGTCTGGTCTGATAAGTCTTGCATTGTGCGGTCTTTATTGGGTGGCTGTTCTCCATCTCCACCCTCCGCTTGGTTCTGTGTGCCTTTGTTGATTATACTGTCTTGATATGCCTTAACCATCTCTCCGCTTCTCGCTACAACATCGTTAGGGTCATCAAAGAATGGAATTGCATCAACTGTATCTTTAAGGCTAAATCCGTGGCTTATCAATGTTGCCATGGCATTAACCTTGGTTGACATTTCATAAGTTTTTTGTCGCTTAATGTTAGGTTTTACATCCATTGCCCTTAATTTAAGTAATGGGTTACTGCTGTTAACATTGTTTGACAACTTAATAGCCGCAAGAACAACTTTTATTTCTTCCATTTTGCAGCCATCAGTAATTAATTGTTGTTTTGCCGCCGCTGTTTCAGCCTGTGACCAACCTGTTGCGTCTGACATTGCAACTCCTGTACTACCGCCACTGTTATCATTTCGTTGTGGCACATTGCATTTCTGCAAGATTATCTGTCGCCTTGATTGGATATTATTAAGCATACCTGTGTAATCATAATTAATTGCAAGTGGCTCAACTATTGGAGTTTTGCCATCTGCTGATGTGTAGGTCTGCATCCATTCTCCAGATTTTGGTTTTCTTACTTTTTCAGTAATGCGTTGCGTTCCATCTTTATCAACTGTTGTTTCCTGTTCAACTGGGAAATCAACATCATTTGTATGCCATACCGCCTGTGTATTCTGTTCGACATCATTTGTAAAATCTGAAATGAGTAGGTTTAAGTTATCCATTTCAGATATTTGCCGTTCAAAACAGCCCATTCTATCAAATGACCTTGTGTATTCAATGATAGGAATTTTATGCAGCGGGTTTTCTTCTCCGCTTCTCTCCAAAACCCCCCATTTTGTTTTCCCTTTATTTTTTCCGTTAGTGATTTTTATTCCGTCGGTAATTTCATATCTCGTATCTTTGGTAAAACAAGTGTAATACCTGGTGCCACTGTGCTTATCTTTTATATATGTCCCGGCAAGAACAACTCTCTTGTCGCTGTAGGCGGTTGATCTTACAACAAATGTTGTCCTTGGGTCTAATACATTATATGTGAAATAGCTTTCCCCATCCTCGTATTCTGTATTTATATCAATAAGGACATATCCAACACCACCGATTTCAACATATCTTGCAAGTTTCTGCTGCTTCTGTCTTGCGTTCTGTGATTCGTAGCAACTGTTTAATTCCGCTATAGCTTTTGTAAGGTTAGAATCCTCATTGTCGCCATTTTGAACTAACGTTATAGGATTTCCCCACTTAAAACCTAAATTAAACTCCGTGACTTCATTAGCCACATTATCACAACACTTACAGTCAATGTCTGGTCTGTAAGTCTTTGGATTCTTCCTAACTATTGGCTGTATTCCTGCGTCATAATCAAGAAGAAACTGTATTCTATTAGAATTGATATCATGTTCCAAAATTGCTTCACGCAAAATTGGTATTATATTGTCAGACGTTATTTCTTTTGCGCCTGTATATATGACAATTCTTCCTGCCTGCATTGCCTACACCTCTAATAAAATCTCATGCCGTTCGAACTTCTTCTGTCCGGTATTTCCTTAATCTGAAAATCGTCATCATTGTTAGGTACATACCAAATCCACTTGCGACAGTGCTTACAGGACAGTTTATGCGTTCGTGGGTCTTTGCTGTCTGCTTTAGTTAAAAACTTATGACAGTTCGGGCACATGATTGATTTATCTTTATTCATATAAAAATTCATATTTTTACCTCGTTGCATAACAAAAAGCACCGCCACAATTAAGCAACGGTGCTTTTGATGAAGAATGTGTTTATGAAAAACATCTTTGTAACTTCTTACAAATACAGTATATCATTGGAGCAATATGACATTCTATGACATCTTTAAATACGTGTTACCATATTTTTCTTCAAATGCTTTAAGAGCCTTTCCGTGAAGTCTGATAATTTGTCTCCATGAGTATTTCATTTCTGTAGCGATAACTTCAAAAGTTTTCTTTTCGATATATCTTGAAAACAAAATATTATAGCAATCTTCATTCTCTATGCCGTCTATTTGCCCTATAATCAAGTCTTTTTTTTCAATGTATTCATCTATCATGTTATCAAGATTATGCTCCATTTCGTCAATTTTAGCGTATGTAGAGCCTATTTTATCTGGGTCAGATGACGACATTACTCTTTCTTCATTTTTTACCGTCGATATGCTGTGGGAAAGTTCTCTAAGCTGTGATATCTCTGACAGCTTATTATTTATCATTCTATTGAGTCTGCTTATTTGGTTCAAATAATCCTTGGTTGTCATACAAACCCTCCTCTTATATCGGACTTGATATTATTACTGTCTTCTTTATCCTGTTTCCTTTTGTAATTCTTAACGCAAAGTTTGAGAAAACATCCGGCACATCATCTAATTGTTTCTTGCCCGATACCGAATATTGCTTTAATAATGACATCATCACTCCATATGGCTCATTAGGCTTATAAAGTGATTGATCTTTGAAAATAATATGTTGTAAAATCCAGTTAGAACACTGAAAAATGCGCGCTTCCTTGTTTGTCTCTGTCGGTACATCAGTGATGTTGCATATCCACCCTTTATTTTCAACTCGCTTATTAACTTCCATAGCCACTCTGTCACCACCGGCATTACGTTCAAACTCACACTCTTGTACCTGATTGTTAACTAATATGTTTGACGCATTTTCATACTGCATTTCATAGTCTGCCGTATTATCGCACACGCAATCAACGCAGTAATAGTCGTCCCCATATTTTTGAAGCACCGGCATAACAAAATAGTCTGTTCCTTTGCCTTTAGTATCACATTGAGCTGTAACAATTTCTGGTTCTCCGTGCGGCAGATTAAGGTATCTGCGGATTTTATCATCCGGGAATAGTAATCCCTCACGTTCAATAGGCTCCTGTTTATACAAACATCGGTAAGAGATTTCGTCCATAAGTAATTGTTGGTCGGCAAAAAACTCTTTCGTAAAACCGCCATACTCATAATCAAAATTACTTTCCCCTGTCACTGGGTCTACATCAGGAACCGATATTGTTTTGACTCTCGGATTTCCAATATACATATTTTGAATACGTCCGATAACATCATGTACACTCCAACGAGTGGCAATATGTATCTCTTTACACGGCTTTCCGTCTGTATCTTGTGTCTTACGCTGCCTTGCGTCTACTGCGTATTTATTCCACAATTTATCAAGTATTGTAGGATTTAAGGCTTCCTCAATTCCACCTATCATATCATCAACTAGCAAAAATTTACTTGCACGGACTTTACCAGCATTCTTACTTCCTACAGAAGTACACTGCACAGACGGAAAAGGTTTGTATTTGCCAATATTGAATTGCTCCATTTTGGCATTCGTGCTTGTAACTGATAGGTTAGGAAAAATGTCATGCCATGCATAATCATCATTATTGGTAACAATGTCGTATACCCCATCATAGTACATTCGTGTAATATCGCCACTGTGCGAATAAAATAGGCTGTAGTCTTTTGGAAACCAACCAGCAACTGCCGAATGAAAAAATTTCTCAATCGTACTCTTTCCAGCTCCCGGCACTAGACTCACGCACAATATGTCGTATTTATCATCAATCATGCCTTGCAATGCGTCCACAAGTCTGATTTTGATTAGTTGTTTCCTGCGTGGCATATAAAATCGGTCTTTAGGCTCACGCTTTTTCTCTATGTACTGAAAATAGCTGTCAACTATTTTGTTTTGGGCTTCAAGTAACAAAATCTCATATTTTTTGTTTATCAGATCATATGCGGTTTTGTGGTCGAATGCATATTTTTCCAAATCCCAAATCGTACCGCCTGTTTTATCCTTGCAGAAACGCTCTATAATGTCTTTTGCCCTTTCTGTAAGTTGTAATCCATACTCAATATCTTTCTCTCCGTTTATGGCTACGCTACAAGCATCTACATAGGCATTAATTACCTGTTCATCTATTCCGTTTTTCTTTATGTAATTTTCATATCCATTTACTGCATTGATTAACTGCTTTGAAGCCAAATAAAAAGCACCTCCGCAAAAGCAGAAGTGCCTTGACCTCTGCCTATAACTGTTTTAGGGTAGCGACTAACTCCATTTGTTAGCCGGTTGTCTTTTAATTGTAATATACCATTTTGTGGCACAATGGGCATTCACACTTGTAGTTATCGCCTTCCCTTTGATCTCCACAATATTCATATTCAGTCTTTTCCGCTTCAAAAACGGTTTTGCAATTCTTACACTCAAACTTTAAAGGTTTTCTTTCGTACCTAAGGCTGCCTTCTTTGATTATTTTCATTTCCAATGCACCTTGAACCCTTTCTTTTTATACTCCTCTACGGCTTTTTTAAGTCTCATATCGTCCTCATATTTTTCATTCAGCATAATCACCACATTACCTTTTTCAATGCCGTATATGTTGCAATTTGCAAGTTTCTTAGCCGTTCCAAGGATAGCCTTTGCCTGTTTGCTGCTCATTTCATAGGTTTTGGTTCCCATATTAACGATCATTTCTCATAAACCTCTCAAAATCTTCCATACATTTATAACACAAGTCGTATGTGGCATTTAAAATACCATTCTTTGTAATGGAATTTCCGCACAGTATTCCTTTTTTAATTTCTGCGCCGCATCTATCGCAAGTACACCATTTTCTTTCATACTCCATTTCTCATAAACTCCTCAAAATCTTTCCTGCACTTAGGGCATAAATCATACGTACGACCAAACGGAAATAATATGTTTGAATGAATCTCTTTGATTTCTCCCCTTACGTTGCCATCTTCAAAAATTGGACTTGAAGTAAAATAATCACCAATCGGCATAAATTCAAATTCACTTATTGGTTTTACTTTTATTTCTGCACCGCACCTGTCGCAAGTGCGCAATTCTTTTTGATGTTTCATTCTTCCACCAGCTTTCTGCCACACATCGGGCAAAATGCAATATTTACCACTCCTGCGCCGTATTCTCCGGCACTATTCGTAAAAACAAGTGCACATTTGTCTACAATTTTCCGAATTTCTATTGCGTCACCGGACGGGATTCTCCCATTTTTATCCGGAGTGAGGAAATCCCAATCCGGTATTCCAATTCCTATGTTTTTACAAAAATCACACATATTACACCTCAATCAAAGTAATTTTTTCGGAACAATACGATGCAAAATGCCGTCCGCATCGAAATATGGTTCTTCACAATGGCGCGTCCATGGTTCTGGCATTGACAATCTTATGTGATCATCTAATGACAATTTCTGCACCGCTGATCCTATAAGACCTAAACTATAATTTCCTGCATTTTCATATGGAGTTTTGCAATAAGGACACACCTTTTTATCGGTTTCGATTGGTGCGCCGCAATTCACGCAGTTTGTCATATTTCGCCCCCAGCCATAGCAAAAATCGGAATCCTCGTGAGATTCCGTGTCTTTCGTTTGATATAAACATTCCGCAATGTTTTTATCATACTCACACACAATTTTGCGTAAATAAATAGCGGCACAGGGAATCGAACCCTGTCAGACCAAACCATGCCAACCGCTTTCAAATCTGCAATTTCTAATCACGGAAGGGGTTTCTGTTTCCAATGATACCGCTACCATCCATAAGTCCCCATTGACCGGAACTATTGCAGTAGCACCAGGCTAAGTGGAGATAAGGATAAACGCAGATATTCGGACTCGAACCGAAACACCGTTTTCGGCTACTGACTGTTTAGCAAACAGTTTCCTTACCAGTTAGGATTATATCTGCACGCGCCGGGCATGGAAGTTCCCTACCCGAACCATTCCTTGCGTTTCAGAATGGCACGGTGCTACTAACACCGCTCAATGGCTTGTGGCGGTATCGAGCCGCCCTATACAGATTTTCAGTCTGTCGCTAATCCATCTCAGCTAACAAGCCATGTCGTGCAGTTTCCGTTTTTCCTTGCTCCACACTACACTAAGTGCAAGGTTCTTTTAGTCAGCGGTTACCGCCATCTTTTGAATGACAACCGCTCAATCCAGTTACCTGTGCTAAGTTTAACCGGTATATTGATTAGCACCTGCATTTCTGTAATAAACACACTAGGGGTGTACTGGCAACATCACCTGTGGGGATTGCAGGAATCGAACCCGCGACAACCCGGATATAAGCCGTGTCTTTTGCCACTGAATTAAATCCCCATAACCGCCATCAGACGGTTAGCAATAATGTTTATCGTGCTATGCCTTGCACTATCCGGTTTACAGCATTTCACCGGCAACTCAATGTTACCATGCAAGCCTATTTCCATGGTTCTACTCCGAATTAAATTATTGCAGAGCAATAGACAAGCATCGTATTTCAGCCAAAACATAGACCGCTTGGCGATAGCCCATCATTTCCAAATGACCATAATATTCATTGCAAAAATCGCGTATGAAAGCAAATACCCCATTGCGTTTGAATTGTCTTTTTGTTTTACCTGTCCTCTCATAAGTCCCAGCATTACGAGGGCATCTGTCGCTGTTGCGATTATCTTTAAAATCATATCAATATCCCCCATCCTCGAAGCTGTGTTCCTGTTTGAACCGTTCCATTTCATTCACGCTCATGCCGAAAAGTCCGGCAGATTCATCAGAATTCGTATGTTTGAAGTATTCGCCCTGTTGCGGAAACATGAACCGGAACATGGCATAATTTGCAACGTCGCACAGATATTCAAGATTCCCGGTCTCTTCAAACTTGGAAAGATTCATTTTCAAACTTTCGATTGCATCCACATTTCCGGTAGAAAAGTTCATTCTTGCCGGTCCGTATTTGTAATACGACTGTTCAATCAATCCTTTGCGTTTTTCATCAAAGGTTTCGGAATACTCGGTTTTCATCAACTCATTGCTGCAGCTTGCCATTACACATCGCCCTCCGCCCTGTGGTTTGCTCTTTCAATGTCAAACCCTTCCGGATAACGTGCCTTAAGTTTGTCTACGTTCATTTGCATGATTTCATCAAGGCTCCAGCCGAAGGATTCGCAAAGCATTGCAAGATACCAGCAAATATCGCCTGCTTCTTTCTTTGCGTGGTCAATATTAAGCTGTTTCTCATGGAAAATCCATTTTTTGATTATGTCGTTAAATTCTCCAACCTCGCTAGATAACCCCAAACAAGAATTGAAGATGCCGCCAAGGTCATAATCTTGCAACGCAGATGCGATATTGTTCTTTTTGCAAAATTTAAGCAAATCGAGTTTATCCGAAATTCTTTCTGTCGCCTTGTGGTTTTTCGTCCGCATGGCTAATTTCTGGTACTCATTTCCGGTCATATGTCATTCTCCTGTCCGAAACACTTTTTTGTTTTTAAAAAATTTTTGGAAATTTAGTTGCGATTCGCAACGTGAAAGTGAATTGTTATAAATTTATTATAGCCTATTTACGATGAAAGTCAATGGGTGTTGTAAGTGGCTTTTTATTTTTTGAGGTATTTAAGGGACTTAGTAGCCGCCCTGTGGTCTTTCTGTCAGACCCCCTCCCCATCCTTTTCTTGCAAACATGGAAATCTAAAATATTTTCCATTTCGTTTTGTTGTCATTGTGTGAAAATCAAATTGTTTTAATACAATTCATGTTATACCCTTGTAACTATTCGCAAAACCTAACTTTTCCGAATAGTTCACGAATAGTTAAAACGCTACAACCCTTGATATTACTGCATTTGTGAATTGTAGAATAACCACACACAATTTAAACCGTATTATTTGCAGCCACACCGACAAATTGTGTATCAATTGCGTGCAATTCTTGGCTATTTTTCTCGTCCAGCCTTGGCAGCTCCTGCGCTGTGATTGCCTTGCGTTGGGTGGCATTATCGCCAATTCCGGGCTGATTCATGCCGAATTCGTTGTTGCCCACGAACATAGTACCCACTGGGCTGTTGGAGTCGTATGCGCGATCAAGGATGCAATCCTTACGAGATCGTTGCAATTTTTGCCACATCTTGAAAGCCAACGAACTTGGTTCTTCTGTGCTCCATATATCCATTGTGTTTGTAGGTATATTACAAAAATAACTGAATGCCACTGTACTTACCAGCTTGCTGTACACATTGGAGATATATATATAATAATCACATAGCTTATATAATACTTCCCTGTCATACCTGTTACAGTTAGTCGGTATAGTTGCATTACCAAGAGGTTTCAAACTCTTGTCCTTTAGTACCGATGTATCCGGGAATAAATGCATTCCAACATACTGCATTACAGCTTTCCACTGTCTTTGCCCAGCTTTTAACAAATCTTCGATGTGAAATTCTATACAAGCGTTGTCTATTAAATCTTGCACAGTTGATGTGTATATTTGTACTGTGCCTAGATCTACTATAAGCCTTGTAATATCTACACTCTCTATATCCTGCATATACTTTTCACGCCTCCAATCTGTTTGATCTCTCTGCTTTTGGTATACACTATTTTCGGGTTTAAAGTCAAGCTTTATTTTTTACGGTGGTATTATATACTTACGCCGCGCGCGTATGCGGATATACACTTACTATAAACCTATAGACTTTAGATACAGTGTATTATTATTAATCTAAAAGATTAAGAAAAAGATAGAGAAAGAGAAACATAGTTCTGAAAAAGCGACGTCAGACGATTGTGTCGTGTTATGTCATACGATTGTCAGACGATTTTTACAAAAAACTAATACTATTCTATCATTTTGGGACTTGTCAAAGACCTAATGAACCTAGCCTTGTTTATAAAAATTTAAGAAAAGTTTTACGGTTTGTTTACGGTTTTTCGGAGATTTTGTAAGATATGCCCGGATGCGTTGTTGATTTTGGACATGGCAAAAAAGAAAAGGCAGCCGGAAAACTGCCCTTGTCCAATCTTTTATTTATCCTGTTTATCATCCTCGGTCGGAATCACTGACCAACCTTTATAACTATATCCGGGGCGTTGCCCTTCTGGAAGTGTCCCAAGAACCGATCTTTTAACGCGGCTCAACCCCGCAATTATATTAAAAAATTGCTTGCTGTCCGGCTCTACTCCAAAATATTTATTGCAATTTTCCCTAAGCCAAAAGGACAGGGAGTGAATATAAAAGTGCTCTCCCTCTGGGCTTACTAAATGCCAATCTATCGCCGCCCTGTTTGTTTCAAACCGTCCGGATTTCGGACTGTTCTTTGCGGCTTCTGTAGCTTTTCGCTGTATTTCTGTATTTCGCGGATTCGCGCGCCTTGTTTCTGACATCCTGCGCTTGCTCTCTTCGGAGCACTTTAACCCCGTATGTGTTTGGCTCAAATGTATCAACCGGCATTCTTTCGAGCAGGTCACAATGTCACGCGATGATTCGTAATAAAACTCTTTCCCGCAGACAACGCATTTTTTTTACAACTTTAGCCATGTTTTTATTTGCTCCTTAATGCAGAATAGCGGGGCTTATCGGCTCCGCTAGCCTTTTATTTGTTCAATGTAAAAGTGTATTCGCCCTGGAATTCATCATCTGTAACCCATTCAATTTTTACTGCCTTTTCTTCCTCTGAAAGTTCTTTTCCAAGTTTTCCGAGTGGTATAAAATCTACAACTAAATTCGCATACCCATCTTCCTTTTGTAATTTAACAGACTTCAATTTCAAGCCTGAAACGCCGCCAAGATCATAATCTTTTATGATCTGATCAAAGCCTTTCTCTATTAAATGTTGTCAAAATATTTTCTTGACTTTTGAGTTATTATATGCTATTCTTAATCACGTAAGTTGTGGAAGATTAGGTTTAGTACCTATTCAAATTTACGTGACTGTTGCCGGTGGATTATCCACCGGCATTTTTAATACTTGTATTTTCCGGTTTTATCAAAATCAGATTCCCCGATTTCAATGATGTCGTTTTCAGTTTCTCTCATAAATTTTTGATAATATGCTTCCCCATTTCGGGAGCATATTAATTCGTATAACTCCTTATCGGACAACTCTTTTCCATCTAAGAAATTATCAACTTTTTCGTAATCAAGTTCGTCAGTCTCGTCTTTAAAGTCATTATCACTAAACGATTTCCCATACTTTTCTAAAAGTGCCGTGTCATAAAGCGGAAAATCGGGGTCGCTAATTATTCCCCTTCCGTCCAGCGCATCGAAAAGCTCCTTGAAACTTTCCGCTTCCTGCTCATATTCCACGAGCCCATTCACACTTGTTGCCTTCCATATAATCATATTCCGTTCTCCTTCCCTTATTTGCAAGTTACGTCAACCCAGCAGCGCCATTGACCGCACGGCAATCTGTCTTGCCAATCCGAAAAATTTTGGTTGTGCGGGCAGTCAGAACAACAGTGACTGTTTTCCGGATTGCAATCAAAATCTTTGACAGCTTCGTTCTCTGCAACGTCCGGTTGGCTCAACCGTTCTGCGGTTACCCAACCCAACCCCGCATAAAAATACAGGGTTATGCCGTTCTCCTTCTTCCTCTTCAGATTTTCTAATTTTAACATATGTCGTTCCCCTTTCTTGGCTTTCGCCTTTGCTCTATTTCTTGATCTGATTACATTATATATAGTTAGTGCTTAATTGTCAATACTTAATTAGTGCTTAATTTATTATTTTTTCATTCTATCCATTTTATCGAGTTCCGCAAGAATCAATTCTCTAGCAAATGCGCTTGTTTTTAATCCGTATGAGTTGATTCTTTCTATTGTTCCAAGTGGCAATATAATGTTTATTCTGTCTTTGTTGCTCATGCATTTCTTTACTGCTTGTCTGTTCTTTTCTGCTTTTGTGTTTTCGTCCATCTTTCTACACCTCCGTATTTTTTCTTACATTATATATAATTAGTGCTTAATTGTCAATGCTTAATTAGTGCTTAATAATAATGCACAATTTCTAATATAATATTAGTGCTTAATTTTGTATGTTTTGTCAATATACATTAGTGCTTAATTTTTGTATAATACAAGTATCAAATGAAGCACAGAAAGAGAGGAAAACAACATGGAAAAGAAATACAGACTTGTAACGGAAACCGGACGAGTTCTTCTTGGCGGCGAGACGTACAATCACAACGCAGCCGAAAGATGGTTCGATGATTTCAACGGAATTTATGAGGATGACGAAACCGGATCAGAAGAAAGAATATATATTGAGGAGGTGTAGAACATGGCAGAATACTATATTACTTATAACGACTATTTCGGATTTTGTGTTGTCGAAAAAATCAACGGAAACGGCAAAATCGTATTTACCGGATCAATCGAGGATTGCAACCGGAAATGCATTGAATTAAATAGTCAGCAATAGCCGAAACGCTCCGATCTGGAGCGTCAGCCGCGGGATGGTCACCCGGCTCTGATGATGGCAGACCAGAAAGGGAAAATATGAAAACGTTAAAATTTGAAAACAACAAAATTTATAGCACTTCTACACTTTGTGAAAAAACTGATATTTTTGAAATCGTTGAGAAAATCCCTGTTCGCTTTTTTGTCTGGAATATCGGCGAAAACATGGGAACGCATGAATATATTCCGGTTTGCGAAGATTTACACCCGGAAGACAAAGACAATTACGAGATCAACACGGCAACACTTAAAGCCGTAAAAGTTACACCGGACGAATGGAAAAAACTTGATAAAGCGGCATCATGGGGAGTTGGAAATCTTAAGCAAGCAGAAAAAGCATTAAAAAGCAAGCGCCACGGCTACACGTCCGACAGAAAAAGAGCTGCTGCAGAACTTACAATTGAAATTTTCCGCAGAATTTGCGAATAGTCGAAACCGCCGCTTGGCGGTCTGCAGGAACTGCCCCACCTGCACTGATGAGACAGGGCACACAACGAAAGGATGGTTGATTATATGAAATGGTACAGAGCAGAAATTGAGGATGATAATTTTGAAATGATTTTGGCAGATAACGAAGAAGACGCCATAAATCAGTATTTTGAATTAGGAGAAAAACACGATTTATTTAATCTGATAGAACTTGATGATGATAATAATGAGGTTCGCACAATTCTATAAATTAGGCAAGGTTGGCTTTTCCGGGGTTCGATTCCCCGGCTTTACCTCATAAGAGGACAGAAAACACATGGAAAGGCGGTTTTGATATGAAAACAATTAAATTAAATGATGAAATTTTTAAAGAATTTCACATCATCAAAAAATCAGAATATGACAAGATATGCGAAGATTATAAAAGCACTGCTATTTTCGACAAGAAAATAAAATGCGCTTTTCTTCCCGGACACGGAACAACATTATTCTTTGAAAACATCCAGTTTGTAATTATAAACGACAACGAACCAACAAAAAAATATGCGATTTGGAGAAATCACAAAGTTATAGGCTATTGCGATATAACGGAAAAAGCCGCAAAACACGCAAACGGCGCAAGCAATGCAAAGTTTTTCTTTGGTTTTGACAGAGTTACAAACCCAGAAAAATATTAGTGCTCTCCCGCTTCCCCACTGCTGGTGGCGCAGGTTCATGACCTAGGGGCGGAATTTCTGCAATAACGAAACGGAAACGGCGTAATACGCGCCATTTTTCGCGCGCTTGGTGCATCCGTTCCGGTTCGATTCCGGAGCGCGGACCACGTGGAAATCAGTTTCTATGCACAAATTGACAAATAAACAAAGAAAAGGAGGAATAAGCCTATGATCTATGATATTAAAGCAACTTTTAAGGGGCAAACTCTGCGCCGGGTGGCGTATGGGGATATGCAAGCATGGTTAATTATAAACCAATTAACGCGTGACGGATGCAAAAATATCTGCATGAGTGAGCGCGGAACGTCTGGAGGTGGGAAAGATGGGAAGATATGAGTATATCGGAAAAAGGGAAATCACGCGCCGCGTGGCTGCTCTTGGCTATCCGGTGGCATCCGGCAGAATGTGCGGATACTCGAAGTTTGAAGGCGTGGAATGGGTGGAGTCTGCAAAAATCAAAATAACCGCCCAACGTGGCGGAGATTGGTTACAGATCACGCAAAAGCCGGAACGCATAACACACACTTACAGCCTGTACGATGGGAAAAACTATCTTGACAAGTGGTAAAATGCGGTCTATGCTAGACTATAACTACAGCCGGGCAAGCGTCTTCTGGCGTTTGCCTGTGATCTGTGATATTATCAAATATCATCGGTGCATTATCTATATATGGCATAACATATAGTGTATTTGTGTTATTTGCGGAATGCCGCAGATAATTGCACGTTTGTTACACGTTTTTGGAAAACCGTGAAAATGGAATCTCGACCCTAAAACGCTACCCCAGGGGGGTACAAAAAAATTACGAAATATTTTTTGGGGCGCGGGAAAAATTTTCTTTCATCAAAAACCCGCCAGTTAGGCGGGTTTTCTTATTTCTTCTCTTTCATTACAATTTCTAAATCAAGCCCCAATGCATCTGTAATCCGCCGCATTTCCTTTTCTGAAAAGTTGTCACGTTTCATTTTTTGCGAAAGATTTTGTGAGCTGGTGTCAATAAGTCTTGCTAGATCGGTCACTCTTAATTCCTTTTCAATAAGCGTATGTTTTACGATTTTTGCAAACAATGTACCGCCTCCTCTCTCTTGACGTGTTTCAATAATATCATAAATAAATTTATTATTCAATTATTTAATTACAAACAATACTTGACAATCACAAAATAAACCGTATAATGTAATTAAAGAGTTACAACAGTAATTGATAAGTTACAGAAAGGGGCACAAATATGGCACAAATAGAACAAACCATCACTACTTTAGAGATTGCAGAAATGATGGAAATGCGTCACGACAGAGTTTTAAGAAAATTGGAAGGACAGGATGTAAGGGGAAAACATACTGCAGGAATCATTGAAATTTTGACTCACCACAATTTAGGTGCGAGTGATTATTTCATTCCGTCTACCTATAAAGATGAATCCGGAAAAGAAAACAAGTGCTACAAAGTAACCAAGTTAGGATGTGATTTTCTTGCGAACAAATTCAACGGAGAAAAAGGCATCGTATTTACTGCCCGATACGTGAAACGCTTTAACGATATGGAGAAAGCCATAAAGAAACCACAGGCGGCATTGCCGAAAAATGATGACCTATTTGCAGATTGTTACATTTCAAAACAGCAATTGGACGCATCACGCGGAGCGTGGTTCAGAAAAAATAATTGGAAATTAAAAATTATCATGGAACAGTTTGGGTGGACGAGAAAATTTTTATATCACAAGATTCTCGTGGAGCTATCTGACATTTACGACTTAGAACTTGAAGAAAAGTTCTATGTGCAGAGGTTTGGCTATAGACCAGAGTACAAATTGGATTTGTTGGATGGCAGTAAAAGCCTTGCCAGACTTGCGACAGGATATATCAACTATTTATTAACAGAAGAAGGAGACTACTAAAATGGATGAATTTATTAAAATTGTATGCTCAAGTCAGCTTGACAATGAAACCGGAAATGCCTTTGTTGAATACTTCTCACCCTTAACAGAGAAGCTAAAAGGGTTATTAAGTGAAAATTTATATTCAGAGTTTGAGGAACTGCTTTTTAGTTGCTGTGCAAAGAATAATGATTTTTACATGACGGAAGGCGCGAAACTCGCTATAGAAATAATGAAAGGTTCTTACATTCCGAAAGTCTGACACAATTCCGGCGGCGATTCAAACCGCCGGATTTATTTTTGCCCTAGCGCAACGATGTTTTCTTTCGTAAAAATCAAAGACCGAGCCGCATAGTCACTTTTACTCAGCTCTTCTATCAGCTTTTCCCTAGTCATTTCCGGATTCGTCCGGTGCACGTACTGCAAGAGTTCTGAAATTTTATCCATTATGCAACAACCTCCATAAGTTCAATCAATAGTCTGTCCGCTATTTCAAATACTTCTCTTCCGTATGTAGCCAAGAAATCTGCTACAATTTCCTCTGTATCAATATCCATGTATACATTGTACGAAAGACAGAACGCATGACATAATTCGTGGCATAGTACGCGGTCAAGGAACCTTCCGCGTAGATCATCCGCAAGATATATCGTTTTCGTGTCTCTGTCGGTCATGCCTACCGTTCTGCTCCCATCGCTTCTCTGTAGCATATCGCTGTAACGCGATACTTTGACCAAATTCCACATTTCATTGTTTATCGTGAACAATTTACCACCTCGCAAACAAAGAGGGCAAAATGCCCTCTCTATTACATTTTTGTGACAAGCGTAGTCAGCTTTGTCTTGGTCAACTGTTTCTCTTCTGGGGACATACCGGAAAATAGTTCGGTCACATCTTCCGAAAGAGATTTCATGTACTTTTCGAGTTCTTTCATCTTTGCATCCTTATCTTCCGGTGAATTTCCGTTATGCATTTCCTTTGTCTCCATGTAGCTTCTCCGGCTCATACCGGCTCTGCCCTCTCTTGCATCGTGAGTACCGGTACTCATGCCGTTATTTCCGCTCATAGGCTCTGAATAATACATCTTTCCCATACTCATTCTGTCAAGGTCTCTCATTCGCTCTGCATCCGACATATTTTCCCATTCCCGGTAATCTTCCGGCATCTGATGATAATATGGAGGTTCTACATATCCTCTGCGTGTTCCACGTCCTTTCGGTGCGAATCTGCCATTTGCATAGCGGTAATGGTCGTAAAATCTTCTGTCTGGATAATCCTCGTACTGTTCAAGCATACGCATAATATCCTCGTTATTTTCAGACTTTTTCATTGCTTCAACAATGTTATAGTCTTTGTCAAAGCATACGATGTTCTTTGCAATTTCCGTCCAATCCTTGAGATCATCAAGGTTTTGTCCTTCAAAATTCTCGATTCCGATTCCGTCAACGTGGGCTTTCACGCAATCCATAATCTGTTTCGCAAACTTATGCATAATATCAAGCCTCCCTTACTGCAATCAAATTACTGTTCTGAACCTCGATAGCCTGTGTGGACGTATTCTGCACGGCTACGGTACTGCAACAACCGCATGGCACATCAACATATGCTTGTGCTGATACATTAAAGAAATTCTCAACTGCCGCAGGGGTCACGATCATCTTTGTTGACTGTAAAGGCTCTCCGTCTACTGCAATGGCAAGCGAAATCTCTCCAACTGTGCCGCCTGTCGGAATCTGAATGTTGCCGGAATACGATACCAAAAATCTAGCTTTGCACTGATTGGTGATACCTCTTAGCTTGATAATTCCACTTCCCTGTCTGTGTACGATACATTTTGTTCCGTTCACTGCTGTTTCTGTGAACGCAACATCTTCTCCAGCAGCAACGGTTTGTAATGCAATTCCTGTTACTTCCATTATTTTTACCTCTCTTTCACAAAAATAAGGGCAAACATTATAGTCTGCCCTTTGATTATAAGTAATACTGCATAGCAGACATGATTGAGTTAAACTCAATTAAGATACTCAATTATTTAGTTTTAGCAGCCACATCCTGTGTTGCATCCGCATCCATATGCATAAGCATTAGGATTAGGCACAACATATGCCGGGATAGCAGACGGATTTACCGCATTGATAATCTGCTGTGTCTGAGCCGCCATCTGAGTTGTAAGCAGTGCGCTCTGACGATCCTGTGAAGCTGCTCTGCGAAGGTCGCTATTTTCTGCCTGTAAGGAAGAAATTTTTTCATTGCAGAGATAATCAAGAATAGCGCGTGTTCCTGCATTCTGACTGTCAATAATATCTCTCGTGTTGCTGTTCATGGTGTTCTGCAAAGCGCAAGTGTTCTGTGCCATGTTGTAGTTTACGCCCTGGATAGCTTCTCTTGTTTCACAGCAGCAGTTAGCAAGCTGTGACTGTAATGCGTTTGTATTCTGCATATTAGCGACTGTATCAGCATTGATAGCCTGCTGAATGCCGAATCCGGTCTGCAAAATGTTTGTGTTGATGCCATTCATGCCGGTTTGCACTGCATAGAATCCGTCACAAAGTCCGTTTGTAATGCCATCAAGTTTTGACACAACCGCCTGATTATCAAATCCGCGCTGGATTTCGCTTCCGACACCACCATTCATTCCGTTTCCTCCGAATCCGTTACCGAATCCGCCCCATCCGAAGATGGCGAAGATAACGATAATGAACCATAACCATGAGCCTTCTGCGCCCCATCCGTTGTTATTTCCGTTTCCGTCAATGTTCGCTACAAGCGGCACGGATGCACAATTACCTGTGTTAAACATAGAATTTACCTCCATAATTCATTTTTATATACATAATCTTGCAAGAATTAGTATCACATTCCTAATTGGCTTTTAAACGACTCAAAAGCCTTATCTGCGTCAATCCCCTTTTCTTTGCACAAATTCCTAGCCATCTGCTCTATGCCCTTGGAATCTCCCTTCTGCGCCATCTGCATAGCATTGCGAGCCATGGGGTTGCTCATTACGCTGTTATTTCCCATCATTTGTTGCAAAAACTGCTGTGGGTTTTTCATTCCCTGTAACATCTGCATAGGATTCATTAAGACTCACTCTCCTTTTGTGTTCGCGAAGATTTTCTTTGCGCTTGCGAAGATAACTTATCTTCCAACTCCTCCATCTTTCCAAACAAGCAATCCAATTTGTCAGTAATAGTCTTTGTCGCATCATCAGACAGCCCTATTTCAATTCTTTTATCGTCACTAGAAGAATCTGCCATCTGCTCATTAAAAGGCTTGTAAACGGTCTTTCTGATTGTTCCATTGGCATCCCATTGTTTTGCTACGATTGCGCTCATGTCCTGCATCGGGAAAAACGCAACGCTTCCATCCATAGGTACATCATTCGCCATGATCGCTGATTCCGACTGCACTACTTTTCCTTGGATTCCAAGAAATTGCGGTTGCATCTGCGGAATCTGTGGCTCTGGTTGTTGGAACCTCTGCATTGGGTTGTACTGATAAGCTGCATAGCTTGGGTTTGGATTAAACGCCATATTCTGATTTTGCATCTGATACATTCTCTTCCTCCAATACTTCCTTGATTGCGTGAATCATTGCTGACTGATACACAAGCGGAACCTTTGACACATCTTCTCTTATTAAGATTTTTTCAAGAATTTCATCCGTAAATAACATTCCGCATCCCTCCTATGCTTATATTTTTGCATAAAAAAATACGGTTCTTCCGCAAAAAATAAGCAGAAAAACCGCATAAAAAAAGAACGCCCAAAGCGTCCAAACTTCCATAGTAATCATATTCAATTAACTTTTAGCACTTGTACAAGAAACTCCTTTCTTTAGTATAATCAAGGCTTCCGAGCCTTTTTTGATTACCTTTTGATTACTTTTTGATTACTCTCTTTCCCCTAATCTATAGAAAACCTTGATTTTATGCGGTTTTCTGAAAGCCAATAAGGGGACTCGAACCC